TCTTCAAAGCCCAGCACACCCTCGCCCATCAGGCCATTCTTGAACTGACGGCTGATGGTGTTGGTGGGGTTGAACAGACCCTTCATGCCTTCGACGAGGCCAGCGTTCGCAGCCGGGTTGACGGTGGCATAGCGGGGAGCCATGACCGCAGCGGCTTCGTTCAGCTTCTGTTGGCCTTGCAGCAGCACCAAGCTGGTTCCGGGCGTGGTGCCAGGGGTACCAACCGACTGGTAGATGCTCTTGAAGCTGTTGGCAACGTCAGCGTCGATGCTGGAGGCAAGCTGACTAATACGAGGCTTCAGCACACGCTCTGCGAAGTCATCGAGCTGCATGGTCAGCTCAGCGGTCGTGAAGTTCACGCCGATGTGCTTTTGGCTCGAAACAGTCAGAGTGGTGAACTGCTCGTTGTCGTCTTGAACTTGCAGCGCAGCACCGTCGGTCACCAGTGCGCGGTCCGGCAGACGGATACGCAGCGTGGAACCGATTTTTGCGCCTTGGACAGCAAAGCTGTCGTCGTACTGACGGTTGACCGTCCGGGTGATCACCAGGTTGTTCTCGAGGATTTCGAGAGCCTTCCGGGTGATCATGTCAATCGTAAGGATTGAGTTAGCCATGATCTATAAAACTCCTAATTTGAATTAACGTCCGTGTTTCGCTTCCCACGCCTTGACCTGTCGTTGCCGCTCGGCTGCGATCCAGTCGCTCGTGCTCATTGCTTTGATTGAGCGCGGGTCGGTGGTGTCGTAAGCCGGTGCGCCAGAGGCGCGTGCTGCAACAGGCTGAATAGGCGCCGGAGCGCTGGATGGTTTTTTGGTGGGCGGACTGGCGGCCACTTTGGCCTCAATCTTCCCAATCTCTTTGGCCTGCAAGAACGGCGATAGACGCGAGATACGATCAGCTTCTTTTGGATTGGACCCGAGAAAATACGCAATGTCGGGGCCGATCTCTGACGCCTGAATTGTTTGAGCCATCACGGTTGAGATTTTCAGACTTGGGTTGTAGGCGACTTGCTCGAAGTCGTCATACTTATCCCGTGCCTGCTCTTCCTTCTCGTGGTATGACTCAACCACTGCTGCTTGCTGACGCTCCAGTTCCCGTTGCTGGAGAAGCTGCTCGGCTTTCTGCGTGGCCAGTGCTTCGGCGTACGCTTCGACCGACTCAAACTTATCCTGCGATACAGGTTCTGCGGGCGCTGCTGGCGCCTTCGGACGCTCACGTTCCCAAGACCTACGCTCTCTTGCGAGACGCTTGCCAATCATCGAGTCCACTTCTTCTTGAGTGAACGTCTTGATTGTAGTTTGTTGCTCTTCCGCCGATACTACTACAGGTTCAGGCGCGGGCGTCGCTACCTGTTCCGGCGCGGTTGGTTCCGCTACTACTTCAGTGTTTTCCATGATTACTCTGGCGAGTGCCTGGTGGACCGCACCAGTACGGTTTGAAACATTACGCAGCCCACGGCAGCGGTGGCGCTACCACGGGCGGATTCTTCTGCATTTCGATCTGTTGCAATACTGCGGCTTCGGTCGCGTCCTTGTCAACCCCATTCGCCCAGATCCAGCCGAGCACTTGCTCTTGGGTCAGGCTGGCGTAGGGGGTAAAGGACTCAGGATCAGGCGATGGCAGCGAGCAGGTCGCATAGACGCTCGCTGAGTAGCCATCTACGGTGTCCGAGCACTGCCAGTGGGCCACGATGCAAACGTCAGACAGATCGCCTTCTGAAACTTTGCAGTCAAGCTGGGAGATGTTCCAGTTCATGATTAAGCACCTTTGAGTGCGGCCACTTCGGCCTCTAGGGTTTCAATACGGGCCATTGCTTCTTGCAGGGCTTTGATGGCAAGCCAGTACATCGGCTGCTCGCGGATGCCGTAATACTCAGGCGTCGCTTCTTTAGCCGCAACAGCAGGCTCAACAACATTACCGTCTGCATCAAGAACCGCATCCTTGGCTTCTACCGCATCCTTGGCTTGTTGAGTAACTACGACCAACTCAGGAACGATTGGCTGCACCTGTTGTGCAATCACGCCAAACAGAGCGGGGTCGCCTTCGTTGCAGTCTTTATATCGGAAGTTGACAACCTCAATCGCTTTTACTTTGCCCCAAGTGCTAAACAGCGGAGAAACATCTTTTTTTAGTCGTTGATCAGACGCAAGGTTTACGTTGTTGGCGCTGTAGTTTGACAAACCGCCATTTGTATAAATTGCGGCACGAAGCGTCGCCCCGCCTAAACATTCCAAAAAACTTCTAGTTGCGTCGTTTTGGTCGTCTGTAGTTCTAACACTAAGTCCGTACTGTGTTCCATTCGTTCCATTATGAGAAACAATTGCAGCGTTGTTGTTATCTGTATTGGCCCTTAATTCGTGATACCCACCAGTGCTGCCTAGATACGCCCCCGTATTACTCGCCTTAAAGTACCCACCGCTGGTGATACGGGCGCGTTCGATTTGAGCAGTGACAAACCCCAAAGTGTTGTCAGCAGGGTTATACATTCCAACATCTGCGGCGTTCACAAAAGCATAAGTTGGCAGCAAGGCAGACCGCGCAGAATTAGCAAGTCTGAACATTCCTGTGGTGTTTGCCCCGTTAAAGTTACCACTGCTGTCGATACGGGCGCGTTCGGCGGACGCTGTTGCATCGTAAAAAATTAGATTGCCAGCGGAGCCATAACCACTACCAGACGATAAAATTCGATAATCCCGACCTCCGGTGCCAGTCTGTTTTAGTTTAATTTCTGTGCTGTCAGATCCGCCACGTACAAGGTTTAGTGTAGAAGCTCCACTGGTGTCGCCAATCACCAAATTCCCACTAGCATCCAGCGTCATTGCTTGGGTGAAGGAGATGTTCTGCGATACGGTTCCGCTGGACAGGGTTCCACTGGAAGTCGCGGTAAACGAAGTGCCTACATTGTTGTCGGCAGCGCCAAATGCAGTCTGATTGCCAGAAGTGATAATGGTGTAAGAAACACCGTTAGTAATGGTTGTAGTGTTAGCGGTGCCGGAGGGGGCTATGTACCAAGCGTGAGTGTCATTTAGCAATTCATACTTGGAGGCTGCGGTACTTCTTGCGTAAACCCAATTGCTACCGTTGTAATATGATGCTGTGCCAATAGATGTATATGACGCAGCAGTGCTTCCGATAAAGTAGTTACCAACAAGACCTGCTTCAAACGCTTTTGCACCGCCCCACGGACTAGGCGTCACCCCCAGACCGAGGTTGCCGGAGGTGTCGATAGACATCCGAGTGGTATCTGCTTTGATGTCGTAGAAATAAAACGCGCCATTGCCGCCAAGCCCAGAAGTATTTGAACTACGGCCGATTTGCCAACCGTAATCAGTACCCCCAACGGAGCCACCAAAAGTGACATATTGATATTGGTTTGAACCACTACTTGTGCCAATTTGCACAGCGCCACTACCGTTTGCGCCAACAACGTGCAGCTTTACCGCCGGCGAACTCGTCCCAATCCCAACATCCCCCGCCGCAGTCACCACAAACGGGCTGCTGTCGGGGTTAGCTGCATCTTCCACCAGAATGGAATCGCCAGTACCCGTCTGCGTGATCCTGAGTGCTGGAGTGGTGGCGTTCACCACCATGACATAGCTGTCGCCCGTTTGTGCGGCTTGAATCTGCGGGACAACTGTGTTGAGCAAAAGCGCTTCGTAAACAGCCATGATTTACCTCAAATCGGGTTGTACGCTGTGCCATTGCTGGACAGCACAGTTTCGACGACATAGTAAGCTGTGCCATTGCTCGCCAGCACAACTTCATCCACTACATACGCCGTACCATCACTGGTCAATACCGTCCACGGCGGGCCTGGGTTAGGCGACGCAAAGTCCGTCGCCAACGTAGCGACGGTCCCGAGCCCTAGGCTCAGGCCATTACGGACGGGTATGCCAAAGCTCATCGGATATTGATGGGTTTAGCGTAGAGGGTGCCAGCGCTGCCAATCTGGATTGCACTGACCCGCCACGGAGCACCAGTGCCTTGCGGCACGATAAACGGAATTGGCGTGTTGGCAGGGATCGGCGTCGAGCTGGTGGTAGCCGTCGCACCTTCGCCTATTACGACGTAGGCGGCAGTCGTTGACCAGATCACCACGCCTTGCGGTCCTGCTGGCCAAGCGGTCGTTGACCCCGCTGTGCCCGTGTAAGACGCCGTATAGGCGGGATAATTGGCATCAGCAAGAGGATTTAGCAGTTCCATAACTTGTCCTTACGCAAGGAATTTGAGCTTGTACAAGGTCGATAGGTACTGCCCTACGATCTCGTCAATGATGTTTTGGAGCGGCGTGTCGTCCTTCTCACACACCTTGTACCGCATGTCTTCGATGTCTGCAAGCGAGTCTTTGAGAAACTCAATGACGTCTGTCGTCTTTTTGGCTGACATCAGCGTAATCGGCCCGATCAGCCCGTGCCGGCCTTGGTACGCTTCGGCAAACTTGTCGGCAAGGTCAACAATTGAGTCGTAGAACTCGTTTAGCGCAACGTGCTTGGCGTAGCTTCTAGTCCCCAGATGCACACTGTGGGTGACATCGCGCGCTAAAAACAGCGTACCAATAAAGTCTGCGCAGCTCATTGTGTCATACCCATTTGTTGAGCAACCACCATGTCGCCAGCCGTCATGACATCTTTCAGCGTCTGCATGACAACATCTTGAACCTGATCAGGCGTCATGCCCGCTTGCACAGCTTGAATACGCTTGGTTTCCGCATTGTACTCGTCAATGCGCAGTTTCTGCGCTTCCATTGACTTGCCGACGTTTTGGAGCATGTTGTACATCTGCTCCATCTGCGCCTGCATCGCCTGAATCTGCTGATTGGCCGCTTGCAGCGCAGGATCGTCGTCTTCTTGCAGCAGCTTGGGATCGATCATTTTCTTCAAGCGCTGCGCCATCTCTTGTGCGCCTGGCCAATCCATGTTTTTGACAAACAGATCGCCAGCCGCCGCCCACAGGTTTGGATTGCCTTGCAAAATTTGGCTCATCGCGTCCATCGACTCCTGACGCTTGGTCAGGTAGCTCGGGCCGGTGGTGACCTTGACGTCGTACTTGCCAACGCCAGGGTTGTAGATCTTTGCAACCACCACGCCTTGCTCGTTTACCATCTTTCGCACGGGTTCCGGCTGGTTCGGGTCGAGCCGCACCATCTTCGACTCGCCATCCACCCCGATTACTCGCGCGATACGCTGCGTGTCATAGATTTTGGGGATCAAATCAACCAGTTGCCGCCCAACGTGACGGATCGCCCGCGCCAAGTTGTCAACGTAGTGGTACGTACCAACGTCACCCTCGCGCTGACGGGCCAAAATAGCCCTTCCAGACCGCTCATTTGACGTCATTCCGAGGCTGGCGTTGTACTGCCCTGTAGCCGCTTTAATGTCCTCAGAAGCCCCCATTTTGGCCTGAATTAGGCCAGTTTGGGCCATCGGAGGCTGTGCCCGCTGCGGTAACGGCAAAATATTGCCTGCTCCGTCGGTCACATCAGGGTTTACCTCAAGATAGGGGTAGTTCTGCGTGTTGGCAGTCTTCCACTTCTCTTCGTACCCTTCAAACTGACCGCCGTAGCCAATAAACGGTGCTTTGGGCGCAAGCGCCAGCATCTCGGCTTCTTGGCTCACCCAGTAGTTGTACATCCGCTGGGCGTCTTTGGCGTTCCTGACCAGCCCAGAAATCTCAAGCTGGCCTTCAATCGACCACTCGTTACCGATCACGCGGATGACGGGGATGTACGCACCCGCCCACTCGCGTTCTTCGATGATCTCGTAGCCGTTGGTCTTGCACCATTTGATGCGTTTAGCCTGCAATTTGCGTTGACGGGTCGGTTTTAGGCCCATTTGACGCAGCATTTTGTCCTGTGGCGTGCCTTGGTAAGTTGTCGTGCCGTCAGGGTACAAATTGAGCGTTTCTGCCTTGTAATCGCAGTAGAAATACTCTGCAATCCGCACTGTCGTCTCAGACAGCCATTGCGACAGCGCTTGGTCGCCCACGCCTTGCACCATGATCGAGCTGACCGGCATGGCGTTGGGGTACATCCGCTCGTAATCGGCTTTCAGAATGTCTTCGGTAATAAAGCACCACTCGGCATCCGCACCGCACGGGTCTTGGATCGTCGGGTCCATGTAGACCGAAAAGCTGTTGCGGATACGACCGATCTTGATGTCCTGATCAAAGCTCGTCTCGTCGCAATATTCGGTCAGAATCCGAATGTAGCCTTCGCCGTACGTCACCTGGTTGTCACAGGCGGTGTCGTACGCTACATCGGCGTCTGAAATGTATTCGATATGACGAATCATGCCGTCGAAAATCTCTGCGACCTCGACATCCGCGTCGTCATCGACCGGGATGACGTTGGGCGACGGCCTGTTCTGCCGCTGCTCGTTGGTCACCTGCCGCACGTGCTGCGGCAGCTTGTTGATCGTCAGGCACGGGCGCGCGTTGATGGTTTGGCCTTGCACCGACCCTCGTACAGACAGCACATCCGCCGGCCACTGATAGTGGTTGTCGGACGAGCCTGCCATAAACCGCAGGTCGTCCAACTGATCTTCTCGCGTGTCGCTGTACGCGGCCACCGCCATCTTGAAGCGACTGCGCATCTGCGACAGCTTATGCGCAGTGTCCTTGTCCGGCGCGCCACCTACATCCGAGACTTCTGCCGCGCCAATGATGCCTGTCGGGTCGTAGGCCATTATTTCTTCTTGGCGGCTTGCCGTTTGGTGGAGTACGCAATGGCCACAGCCTGTTTAACAGGCTTTCCGGCCTTGACTTCAGCCGCTACGTTCTTGCGGAAGGCGGCTTTGCTGGGCGACTTGACGAGTGGCATGGCTATTTCTTCTTGGCTGTTTTAGCGCTTTCTTTGAACGCTTTGGCGGTGGGTGCGCCCGGTGCGCCGGGTTTTCTCATCTTCTCGCCCGATCCGGCTTTGATGCGCTCACGTTTGGCTGCGATGTTACTGTAAAGACCTGGTTTCATATCAGCACTTCCATCGTTTGAGCGCCGCTTTGGCGCGTTCGCCATCTTTGGCCTTGGCGGCTACTCCACCCATGCGTGCGCAGAAGCTAGCCTTGCGCCCCTTGTCTGCTTCTGTCTTGGGGCTAGGCGCGGGCGCTTTTAAATTGCTGCCGGTCGCGCGATTGTATTTTTCACGCCCCTTGGCCGTCAGCCCCGCGCCTTGTTTGGTCGGCAGCTTCTCGCCGCGCCCCACTGACAGGCTGACAGACTTCTTGGTCATGCGCCCATCCAGCCGGTTGCGCCTGCGGTGCGGTCGCTGTAGTGGCGACGGGGCATGGCTGCGCGGGGTTCGCGGGAGGCGACTGGAAATGCGAACGTCACCGCGATCGCATCGGCGGCGTCAGGAGAAGCTAGACCCCTGGCTTTCATATCCTTCTTGCTCTCCAAGAAGATCGTACCGCTTGAGTCGGGTTTGGTCTTCGGCCCGGTCAGATCCGCCTTCAGTTGCCTGTCTGGCGCGATCGACGCGGTTTTTAACCAGTCCCGCAGCGCACCCCACAGCTCAGCGCGCTTGTTACCCCACATCACTTGGTTCTTGGCTTTCCAGCCAAAGTTGACCCCACGCACCTTATACCGCTGTTCGACCAGCCGGTCAAGTATGCCGTACCCCAGCCCACCCTCGTCAATCACCGTCAGCGTCGG